AAGGCGCGAGTTCTGGACGTGGTACTGGAAGCAGTCCCAGCAGCTGTCCCAGCTGAAGCGGATCGCGGACAGCCTGGAGCGCCTCGAGGCGCGGACGGGCCGCACCGCCCCGACCGCTCCGGGTGCGCCGGACACCCGGGACTGGATGGATCGCATGCTCGACCGGGTCTCCGGCGTCGCCTGACCACGGCTACAGGTTGAGCGTGGCCTGGTTGCCGTAGGCGCTGAACGAGCCCCGCACGCGGGTCACGCCGTCCACCCGGGTCTCGATGCTGGCGTCCAGCCAGGCCAGCATGGAGATGTACTTGGAGGGGGCCCGGGCGGTCGGGTAGAGGTACAGCTTGCACCCGTCGGGGGACTGCGACGCCGCGAACAGCTTGGTCTCGTCGGTGTTCCAGTACCCCTCGTAGGTGCCGCGGAGCGCGGGCCAGCCCAGCATCTCCTCCTGGTTCGTGCTGTCGAAGTTGGTCACGTCCGTGCGCTCGCCGGAGCGGTCGGCCGTCCACGCGGTGAGCGTGAGCACCCGCGAGGCGACCGTCGTGGCCGACGAGGAGGCGTAGAGGCAGCCGTCCCTCCCATGGTAGATTGGCACTGACTTGCTCCCTTTTTGCGGTATTCCGCGCTAGCTCAGGTGCGCCACCAGCTGGGCGGCGCGGTGGTGGTAGGTGTCGTCCTGGACGCGCAGCGGTAACCCGCGGGCGGCCGCCTGCCGGCCGGCGTCGTCCCACAGCCAGGAGCGCACGGTGGCCTCCAGGAACGCGGGCGTGCGGAAGGTGCGGACCCCGGCGCCGAACTTCTCCCGCACCTCGGCCCGGTCGTGGGAGAGGGTGAACACCCCGTCGGCGGCCAGCTCGTAGGCCCGGGGGTTGAGGCTCTCCGCCGGGGCGCCCTCGGGGTCGCGGTAGAGATTGAGCCCGATCTTCGCCTTCCGGTAGAGGGCGCCGGCCTGGGCGTTGTCCACGAGCCCGTCGCGGACGTAGGGGGCCAGCGGGTGGCCGGGGTCGACGTGGCCCCAGGTGCCGTAGAGCCCGAAGTCGATGCCCGTCCAATCCACGCCGGCGAGCAGCTCGGTGCGGTCGGCGAACCCCGTGCCCACGAACACGACGTCGTGCGCCGGCGCCGTCCCGTTCAGGTGCGGCCCGTGCTGCGCCGGGTCGTACCCCATGGGCAGGTAGTGGGTGTTCGGGTTGGCCCGCCGCAGCCGCTCCACGCTGCCCCGCTCGTTGGTGAAGCAGACGTCAAACAGGGGCGCCACCTTGACCTGCTTGGCGTCGTCGTAGGGCGACTCGGTGAAGACGACCGCCAGCGGGAGCTTGGCCCGCCGGCAGAGGATCGCGGCGTTGGGGTGGAAGAAGGCGCCGCAGACGACGAGCACCCAGTCCACGTCGTGCCAGAGCGCCCGCTCGACCACGTCCTTGCTCGCCTCGTACTGGACGTCGGCGTAGCTGGGGCGCACGGCCGCCAGCGGGTTCCCCGTGCGCCGGTACCAGCGCCGCAGGGCCTTCAGCCGGCGGTCGGCCTCGTCCAACCGCCCACCCAGGGCGTATTCGAGCACCTCGTGGCCCCCGGCCCGTAATCCGGCCAAAAGCCCCGTGTGCACGTCGTGCGTGGCCCACAGAGCGCCCCCATGCACAAGTAGCAGGCGCACTACCGACCCGCCTTCTGGGCGAGCGCGTAGACGTCGCCCCGGTCGGGGTGCACCTCGAGGGCCTCGCGGACGAGCCCGGCGCCCCGCAGCCAGGCGTCGAGGTCGCCCGGGCCGACGTTGCGGTAGTGCTCGCCGGGGCGCAGCGGCCCGCCGTCGACGGCGCTGTGGGGCGCGCGGGGCGGGGCGGCGGCGGTCACCAGCAGCCGCCCGCCGGGGGCGAGCATCGCCGCCGCGTTGCGCACGACGGCCTCCGGCCGGGGGGTGTGCTCCAGCACCTCGCAGCACACCACCAGATCGGGCGCCGGCTCGTGCGGGAGGGGCCGCCACTCCGCGGCGTCCGCCACGACGTCCACGCCCGGGCCGGCCACCAGGTCGACGCCGGTGTAGCCCCGGGCGCTGGGGAACAGGTCGCGCACCGTCCCGTTGAAGTCCAGCGCCCCCAGCTCCACCACCCAGCGGGCGGCGGCCTTGGGTGCCACCCCGGCGACGAACGCCCGCGCCTCCGGGTGCATCAGGCGGCCACCACCGGCACGGCCACGCCCCGCAGCTCGACCCGCGCCGGCACCGGGGGCACCTCCCGCCCGCCCAGCGTCCAATCCTCGGCCTCGGTCGGCTGGGCCTGGGCGATCACCTCCGGCTGCCAGATCACGCGCTCCGGCCCGCCCCACTTGCCGACCGTCTCCCAGACGAAATCGAAATCGCCCTGGTAACGGGCGCTGTTCCAGGTGCCCAGCCGGTCGGCGTCGTTCGGGCAGACGATGCACTCCGCGTCCACCAGGCCCTCCTGCAGGACGCCGGCGGTGTGCCACAGCACCTGCTTCCAGGGGGCGATCCAGCGGAAGAGCAGCACCCGGAGGTCGTCCTCCTGCCGGCGCAGGGCCCGGCCGAGCGTCTCGAAGGCGCCGGGGAGGTACACGTCGTCGTCGCCGAGCCACGAGAGCCAGCGGCCGCGGGCGACGGTGGCGCCGAAGTTCCGCTGGGGGTGGCCCCAGGCGTGCAGCCCGCCGTCGTGCTCGACGTAGCGGAGCCGCTCGGGGTGCTGCGCGGCCAGGGCGCGGGCCAGGGGGAGCTGCGCGGCCCAGGTGCCGGCGTGGGTGTCGCCGACGAGGACGGCCTCCCAGGGCAGCCACTCGCCCTGCTTGAGCAGGGAGCGCACCGTGCGGGCCAGGGAGGGGCGCCCCACGGTGGGGACGATCACGGACAACAAGGGGGCTTCCATCACGTCCTCACTGGGCCGTGACCTCGACCTCGAGGGCGCAGCCGAGCAACGACCCGCCAGCGTAGTCGGCCACGGACGGCGGCCGGCTGCCTCCCAGCACCCTTGTGTCGCTCGCGGCGCCACCGAGGGTGGGGTCACCATAAATGGCTGCGGGGATGCTCGACTGACCCGTCGGGGCCAGATAGGCGAACAGCGCGTTCTGCGCCAGCGGCAGGTTCGCCGGGTTGACCAGCACCCAGACCTCGAAGACGGGGCGCCAGGTGCCGTCGAAGGTCTCGTCGTAGGTCCACCGGATGGGGCCGCCCACGCAGACGCAGGGCGGCTCCGGCTTCGGGTGCATCAGGGGGTAGCAGCGCAGCCCGGCGATCGTCCCCGCCCGCCGGGCCAGCCCCTCGGCCAGCTGCTGCACGCTGCTCACGCCCGCCCTCCCGAGAGGGTGGCCAGCGTCGCGGTGATCCGCGCCCCGGCGGCGGCGAAGAGGCGGACGATCGCCGGCTCGTTCTTCCGGAAGGCCGGCTCGAGGAAGGGCCGCGCCCGCGTCCCGCGGCGGGCGATGGCCCGCTGGACGGCGTACACCGGGATACCGTGGCGCCGGGCCCAGCCCTCGAGCGGCGCGCGGGGCGGCCAGTGGGGCCGGGTGCCCCGCTCCACGTAGACGCCGTAGCGCACCGAGGGGCCGACCTCGCCCACCAGGGCCTCGCCGGCCATGCGCTGGCGGTGCGTGATGGAGTTCATCAGCTGGCGGCTGTCCTGGCGCACGTTGCGCCGGGCGTCGCCCTCCACCAGCAGCAGCGCGCGGGTCATGGCCCGTACCTGCTCCTGCGCGACCACCTGCGGGCTGCGGCGCAGGGCCGCCTCCAGGCGATCGGCCCCCTCGAGGCGCAGGGTGACCGGCATCAGACCAGCACCCACGCGGCGGCGCCGACCGGGGCGCCGGCGTCCGGCAGCTGGGCCGCCGCCAGCGCCGCCCCGGGGGAGCCCGGCCGGCAGAGGGGGAAGAGGAGCTGCACGACGTCGCTGTCCAGCCGGGGCACCGTCTGGAAGGCGTCCAGCTCCGGGGCCTGCAGGACGTTGAAGGGCACCTCCTTGCGCTTGAACCACCGGGCGCCCAGGAGCAGGTTCGCCTCGGCCACGACGGCGGGGGTGCGCCCCCGGGCGTCGGTGTAGCCGTAGGCGCCCGTCACCTTCACCAGCTGCCCCGGCTCGAAGCAGACCGCGTCCAGCCCGCCGGCGGGGGTCGGCCAGGCCCGCAGGGTGTCGAAGGGTGGGCCCGAGAGGGGCTCGAGCTGGTACTGGGCGGGCACCAGGGCCGTGGCGTAGGTGCGGTCGCCGTCCGTGTCCACCTCCACCAGGGGCGCCGCGTCCTGGAGGTCGACCAGGGGCACCACGTCGAAGCTGCTCGCCGCCCAGACCTTCGCCTCGGCGCCGGCGGGGACGCCGAACGTCCTGCCGGTGAACCAATCGATCCAGGTGGCGGCGGCGTCGAGGGT